TTCAACCCCAGTCTTGTCATCAAAAAATAATCGGTATTGATTCTTTCCTCTAACTCTCAAAGAACCAATAGTGCTGGACTTCTTGCTTTGTATATACGGATCAATCTTGTCCGAAGCCACAGCAGACTGGAAGTCACCAAAGTACTGTACTGTAAAGATTGAAGTAATGCCCCGATCATCTAGGAAGAATGTCTGATCCATCTTCTGCAGGGTGTAGGGTATAGCCCCAGCACCAGCATGGAACTTCCTAAGTTCCCAGTCAGCAGCGGAGGTTCCATATAACATGAATGCATCATTCCTAGTGAAGACCGACATCACGTTATTAACTTCCGTAGAGAATCCACTTACATCATCACCAACGGCAAGTTCTGCCGCGCCAGTCACTGCATTCCATACATTGGGGGTTACTTGACTTGAATGTTGAATGGAACCATTAGGATAAGAAAAGAATAAGAAACTTTGATGGGCAGATATATGTTCTGGAGTATCTGTCGCCATTCCAGTTTTATATTTTATGAATGTAGTTCCGTCCCATGAAAAACCACTATCCACGGTATTAACTCCATACATTGTAAAGCCGGTAGTTTGCCCGCGAAAGTTGTAATTCGCAAACTCATACGTTCCGCCGGGTTGAATGGTCTGTGCATACTGTGTTCCATCAGCCACAGCAACCGCTACGTTGGCTGGCTCACTTGACCCATTTACAGTGGCGTGATCCACCCCATTAATATTGATGGCTTCACTATTAGTCCACGTTCCACTATTATCCTTTACTGATATATAGCCAGCAGCATCACCAGCATCTATCGTCCCACCTGTTATAACCACACTTGTAACTGTAGCCGTCTTTCCGGAGGACGCTCCAACTATAGTATCCCCCTCTAATATTTCAATGGAACCAGAAGTAAAAGCCAACAATGGCATATTAAGATTTTCGTTATCGGAGAACGTTCCGGTAATATTAGTGAGAACCATAGCGCCAGCCGCGCCAAAATCCCAATCTTGGTAATAAGTAATTCCAGCCAGATCGCCTTGCGCTCCACTACTGGCGCCCACAATAGTTGTTGGTGTTCCTGAGTCTCCGGGGATAGGCTCTCCATTTTCAACTGTCCCGTCAAAGTTTAATGCAGTTCCAAGATCAACTTCATCCCAACCTGTTGCGGTACTCTTATACATACCGGCAGTTGCCCCACCACTCTTATTTCTGAAGGCATATACATCTCCATTAAACACCCACACCCCCATAACATCTCCCTCACCGGGAACAATATTGATGAGGGCTCGCTGATCCTCAATAGCGGACTGCAGTTCCGAAACAAGAGATGAATCTACATCAGCATCCCTTAATACTGGAGGACCGTAGGAAAGGCCAGTTGCAAGAACGCCCATTATCCAACCCTAAAGACTGACATCTGACCATAGTGCATTTGGAAATTCTCAGAATTACTTGCATGACCATTCTTAACCTGAGCAAGAACATCTGTATAAGTAGTGTGTCCAGTGGTATCAATAATGCCAGAAGCAGATACCATATTCTCTAAGGTAGCAACTACTCTTTGAACAGCGCAGTCAAACCCCGGATACACAACTGAGCCTCCAGTATTCTGAGTCGCTATTCTAAATGTCCATATCACAGTGTCAGTGCTCGTCTGAGCGAAACTTATACCGAGATTGACCATAAAGAACCCTTTATCATATATCCTGATATAGTCGCTTGCAAAAGCGGCATCGGTTCCTACAGTTGTTGCAGACACAGTTCCTGTATCATCTTGTGCATCAGCCCCGGCAGCATTTTTGTTCCAATCTATTGTGGCTGTTGCTAACGATGCAACTGCCTGACTAGCGGGTGTGCCAGCCTTTGCGCATATAGTTGCATAACCCCCTATACTAGATTCTACATATTGCCTAACCATCTGAGCAGTAATAGCGCCAGTAGTATTATTAGCAAAACTGGTGCCAGTCAGAACTGATCTTTCTTTTCTTAACGCTGTTGGTGTTCCCATTATCCGTACTCCACATTAAATGCGCTTCCAAACGCGCTATCTTTATTTAGAAAAAACATAGTTTCTCCATCCTCCAGTGTTCCTGTTACTATAGTAAAATATACATATCCTTCCGCATCTGAATTTGAAAAAGAACCCGCTTCATCATCGCCAGTTACATCCTCAATACTAACCTGTAGTATTGAACCTATAGCACCACTGGTCTCTCCCTTTACCAAATCTCCCTTGGAAGGTATTTGCATATCAAATGCAGTACTGAAGGCGCTATCAAATACAGAATCCCTAGCAGTACCAACAGTAAAAGGAATCCTATAATAGGTAATCGCAGAGGGCAAAGTTTGACCATCAAATCTTTCATACCCATCTATCCTTCTGTATCGACCACGAATATCAATCTCAAAATTATCAGAAGCAACTAACTCACCCGGTTGCAATGCCAAAGAAGGGTCTACCATATTAACTCCCCCCTCAAATGGGAAGTAAGTAGATTGCAACCTGCTGGGTTTTATATCCCTATTTCTTAACTTGCTCATTCAGGCCTCACAACAAAATTAAATGCATCCTGAGCAGAGGAGAACCTTCTATTCTTTTGTCTTACTAATTGATCGGCCTCTAGTTTATCTAATAGGTCTTCAAACTCCGCTAACGCCCCAGCCATAATTTCAGGGGCATCTTCATTCTCCGCATAGTACATCTTTGCTCGGGCTATAATTATCTTCTGAAATCGAGGAGGAATAGCAGATATATCTGAATTTGCCGTCAAAACCGTAGGGGTAGTCCAATATTCAGCAGACACCACTGTGTTTGCGTTTGGAGTTGGATACAAATCAAGAACATTATCTGGTTTTACAGCAAAAACTTCTGGTATATCCTCATCAACAGTGCCATATTTATATCTATCACGATATTCATTCCACTCCATATATTCTAGAATCTGATAATCTTCGCTTGCTTTATCCCAAACTATAGAATCTAATTTCCAGTTTCCTAAATATGTTGGTGAAGTCAATGTGGATGTACCACTCGCTGCCGTTATAGATGCTTCCGCCCAAAGAAAGTCCCAATCAAACCACCTGCTTTGGATATCTTGATCAGCCTGTGATATATATCTAACAACAGAAGTCTCCTCCTCAGACAGGCTTGTTGTAACTACAGTAGATGGCCCAGTTCCGGGGATACCAATATCCCTAGCCATATCTTGACATAAAACTAAATATGTGCTCATTTAAGATTTCTCAATATATCCTCTACTACATTTTTTGGGTTTATTTTTGCAGCGCACATTGCGCCGCCAGTCTCTTTGTCTCTATTGCATGTACTAAATCCATAATGCATCTTATGACATGGGAAACAGTAATCAGGATAATCATCTGGACCTAAAGCGGTAGTATTTTCCCAATGCTTAGACAGATTCTCATGTGAAGAATGAGAAAGCATAACTGTCTTATGGCAACCTAGTGTTGAGGCCGCATTTAACACTCCTGTTTCAGGGCCAACCACTACGTCACATACATCCAGAAAAGCAAGTGTTTCTCGTACCGACCACTTACCAGATTTTGTAATAACTCTTTTTTCTTTTTCCCATCCAACTTCTAATAATTCACACAGACCATCGCCTACAGTTACAAAAGACACATCCTTTCTATCCATTAATATTCTAGACATTACAGCATCCGTCCAAGGATACACCTTGTGGACAGATGATCCTGATAAAGCCCAAAGAACCACATACTTTGATTTAATTTTTTTACGCTTTCCTCTGGCGCGCTTCCTTTCTGCCTCCGTAGGATAAAACTTAGGAAGAAATTTATAAGGGACTCCTGCAATATCATGAGTCCTCTCCATATAATTTACATTATATTTTTCGTGAATCTCTTCCTTTGAAAGATTGTAATCTGGAGAGCCTTCCACCATGACCAACTCTCCCCTAATTTTTTCTTTCCTTTCGGGAGATAACAACAAACCTTTTTCAATTGACTCCGAAAGTTGTACAAACTTATCAAAGCACTGTTCTAGTTTTTTCCAATACAATGTAAGCCGATCATTTGGAATCTGATCTGTTTTCTGAACTATAAGTTCATCCACATTAGGATCAGTTTCTAGAATATCCTTTCCTTGCTCACTTACATTAACGCAGACACGGTAGCCCTCTTTTTTGAACAAAGGAAACAAGGAAGAAACTTGAATCATATCTCCCATACCACCGTATCTTACAACACAGACAGACTTCTCTGTCCTCTTGCCCCCAAAATCCTTTAGGGTTAGTTCGTCCCATTCCTTGGACGGCAGGTTTATTATCTTCAACTAAAAATCAAGGTTCCAAGAGCCAATCATCTCTCCCTCAACATTTGCCATGTTATTAGAAGCCTTCTGCGCTCTCATGAACTCATCGGTCCTCTCGTCAGACATCTCGTCCATAGTATAATAGCCACGACCGGCTGGGCCAGAATGCCCATATGCCTCTCTTGGAGACACAGGTTTTACTCTGCCAAAAACATAGGCCGAGACTTCGTTAATTTTTACTGCCATAATTCCTCCAAAGGGTTGGGGGAGCCGTAGCCCCCCCGTCCTTATTGGTTAGTCAAAAGAAAACTTACCACGATCCGTGGAAATTGACTTATGAACTACGCCCATTGGCATCTGATTGAGTCCGTGAGAAGCCAAAGCAAGAGACGCTAAGGTCTCTTTACTTACGTCCTCTAACGAAGACAACCCGTTGGCCGGGATTTTACCTTTTGCGGTATGATTTACACTAGCCATAATTGACCTCCTTAATACCACGCAACAACAACATACGGATACCCAATACCAGCCTCAGTACCGGAATCCACCCCAACAACTGGAGTACATTCGATCTGAGTATCGGCAGGGAGAGCCTCATCAATAATAGCATTCGTATCATTTTGAATATTGAATGTATCAGTGATTGCAGTACCATCCGTAATGTTAAGTTGAGCGTAAGCATTTTGATCAGCAGTCGTTCCAACTTGGAATGATGCTTCAGTGCTATCACAAGCATCTCATT